TAAATACTTAGTCCCGCCGTTTTCTGTTATATACACGAACAAACCAGATTGGCTTGCGCGTAAACGCGCATGGGTAGCCCTCGGTCTGCATAGCGAAATAGGTCGGGGGGGGGGGACTTGCTTACAATACAAGGAGCAATCCAGCGGCAAACTTCCTACAACCTCGGGGGGGTACAGGAAAGCAGAGATGAGCAAGGCGTTCAAGAACAATGCAAGGTTAAACAGCTACATGACAAATCGCAAGCCCTCGCAACGTTCACTATAGCACGGATGCGGCAGATGAAAGGTAAATAGCATGGGTGTATTGTTTGAAAGCAAGGCCGCAATAGAACCTGATTATATGCGGAAAAAGAAAGCGGTTGAAAAACGTTTAGGGCATGAAATCAGCAACGCCGAATTTGAAGATAAATATCTTGTCATAAATGGGGGGGGGTGGAAGGTTGAGCGATACGGGAACATCAATCTTTGACCCTGTACTTACGGAAACAATTATTTCATGGTTCACCGCGCATGGGGATAAGGTAATAGACCCGTTCTCGGGCGGTAGTGTTCGGGGCATAGTGACAAACTGGCTGAACCGCGAATATACGGGGATTGATTTAAGGCGGGAACAGATTGAAGCAAACATAGAACAGGGCAAAGAATTACTGCCTGATGCTATGCCGAAATGGATATGCGGGGATAGCATGAACATAAAACAGCTTGCGGGCGGTGAATATGATTTTATACTTACTTGCCCGCCATACGGAAACCTTGAAATATACAGCGATGACCCTGCGGATATAAGCAATATGTCAGATGATGAATTTGACAAGACGTATTGCGAGATATTAAGGCGAACGGTTGAAATGCTGAAAGATGACAGATTCGCGGCGGTAGTGGTAGGCAATTACAGGGATAAAAAAGGGTATTTGCGCGATCTTGTAGGCTTGACCGTCAAAGCAATGGAAAACGCGGGGGCAAGGTACTACAACGATTTTGTGATAGTTACACCGATAGGCAGTTTGCCAATAAGGGCTGGAAAAGCTTTTCAAACGTCCCGCAAAATGGGGCGAACACATCAATATTGCTTGGTATTCGTAAAAGGCAACCCGAAAAAAGCCGCAGAAAGGCTGGGCGAAGTTGAAATAGCGGATATGCGGCAATATGTTGAGGATGAAGAATAAACGGGGGTGATACCCATTGAAGAAACTAAGCGGATAGACTGGAACGCCATCCGCGCCGAGTATATCGGCGGAGGGACGAGCTACCGAAAACTGGCTGAAAAATATGGAACCAGCAAAGACCTGATCGCCCGGAAAGCAAAGGCGGGCGGCTGGGAAAAAGACCGTGCGACAGCCCGCGACAGGGCCGCGACGAAGAGTATACAGAATGTCGCTAACGCGGCGGCTGATAATGCGCTCATTGCCTCCAATATTAAAAAAAACCTCCTTCTCCGTCTCCAGCGGATTGAAGAGAAATACCCCTTCGATGCCACCGAGGTCAGGACAAAGCAGGGCAACAACTATGTCGTTTTCCGCCTCCGCGATCTGACTGCCGCCTATAAGGACCTGACCGAAGATATGCCCAAGGAATCCGACACCACGACCCTCGACAAACTGGACGCTCTCTTGCAGGAGGCCTGGGATGCTGCACACTGCTAAACAGGCCGAGTACCTGCGGGAGGCCAACCACAGATGGAATATGAAGGGCGGGGCGACGCGAAGCGGAAAAACCTACATGGATTACCGATGGGTCATCCCAAAACGCCTCCGCGAACGCTCCGGCAAGGAAGGCCTTGACGTAATTCTGGGCGTGACCAAGGCGACCATCGAGCGCAACGTCCTCTCCCCCATGCGGGATATTTACGGTGATACCCTCGTCGGCTATATCTCCTCCGATAACACCGTCACCCTCTTCGGCGAGCGCGTCTACGCCCTCGGCGCGGAAAAGCTCTCCCAGGTCTCCAAACTGCGCGGCTCCTCTATAAAATACTGCTACGGGGATGAAGTGGCGGATTGGAGCAGGGACGTATTCGATCTTTTAAAATCCCGTCTCGACCGGGATTACAGCTGCTTTGACGGAACCTTCAACCCGAAAGACCCGCTTCACTGGCTGAAAGAATTTATTGATTCTGACGCTGATATTTATTACCAGCAGTATAGCATCGACGATAACCCATTTTTAGACCAAACGTTTGTAAAAGAGCTAAAGAAGGAATACAACGGAACCTCTCTCTATGATCGTTACATCCTCGGCCTCTGGGCGGCTTCCGAAGGTGCTCTATTTACAACTTACCCTCAGTATACCGACGATCCCTCCTTGCTTTATAACGGCATCGCCCACATCGACGCCGCTTACGGTGGTTCGGACGGATCAGCCCTGACCTGCGCCCATAAGGTCAAGGATAAAATCTACATGTTCGGGAAACTGCGGCAGCAGCACATCGACACCCTTTTTGACAGCTTTATGGCGGATATGAGCGATCTGCGGTGTAGTCCTGTTTATATGGAGCGGAACGCCGATAAAGGGTTTGTAGCCCGTGAATTTATCCGCAAAGGCCAGCCAGCGAGCGTATACGATGAGCATGAGAACAAATTCAAAAAGATCGCCACATATCTAAGAAAATGGTGGCCGAATATCATTTTTTTACAAGGAACCGATAAAAAGTACATCGAGCAGATCATGGCCTATAACGAATCTGCAGAGCATGATGACGCGCCCGATTCCGCTGCCAGCATTTGCCGTTTGCTGGATAATAAATCCGGCGTTCCCTACCAATCTCCCCTATTCAGACGATAACGAAAGAAGGTGTGCCCGTTGATTACCTATCAGGATTACTTAGCCGCCCCGGACAAGAACAAGTTTATCGTTTCTTCCATCGCCTCCTACAAGCGCAGCAAAGCCTACCAAATCGCGCTCGATGCCAACGAGTACGAAGCCCAGCGGAACGTGTCTATCAATTCCTTTGTCAAAAAGGTCTACGACATTACCGGCGTTGCCGCGCCTGATCCCGTTTCCGCCAACAACAAAATCGCTTCGAATTTCTTCCACCGCCTGAATACCGACCGTTGCTCGTACTCCCTGGGCAACGGCATTACCTTTCCCAAATCAGCCCAGGACAACAAAAAGCTCATGGGCGATGACATCGACACCAAAATAAATGATGCCGCCTATCACGCCCTGATTCATGGCGCGAGTTACCTGTACTGCAACGGGACGGACTATACGGTATTCCAGATGACGGAGTTCCTGCCGCTGTTTGACGAGGAAACGGGGATCGTCCGCGCCGGGATTCGCTTCTGGTCTCTCGACTGGCGGCGCAGACCCGGTTACTGTGTTTTGTACGAAGAGGACGGGTTTACGAAATACCGCAGCAAGGACGGCAAACCTGGCCTTTCCCAGCTCGAACTCATGCAAGAAAAGCAATCCTATAAACAAACCGTCCGCTACACTGATGCAGACGGGGAGGAAGTGATTGCGGAAGATAATTACAGCGCCCTTCCAATCGTCCCCTTCTACGCCGGTCGTTCCCGGCAAAGCACCCTCGTCGGGATGCGGGCGAATATCGACGCCTTTGACCTCATTCATAGCGGTTTTGCAAACGACCTACAGGACTGCGCTCAAGTTTACTGGCTGATCAGCAACGCTATGGGCATGGACGATGACGATGTGGCAAAGCTGCGCGACCGGATGCTCTATCAGCACTACGCCGTCGTGGATAAGGACAACAGCGATATTCATGCTTATACACAAGATATCCCCTACGAAGCCCGGATGAACTGCCTCAAATCCATCCGTTCCCAGCTCTACGAGGACTTTGCGGTGCTGGACGTGCATACCGTTGCCGCCGGGGCGACCAACGACCATATCGACGCCGCCTACCAGCCGATGGACGAAGAAGCAGACCTGTTTGAGTACGAGATCATCAAGGCCGTCAAACAGATCGAGCGCATTTTAGGCCTTGAGCCCTTAGTCCCTCAGTTCAAGCGCAACCGTATCAGCAACCAGCTGGAGCAGACGGAAATGGTGATGTCGGCCCTCGAAATCATTGACCCCGAAACCGCCCGTACCAAGCTCCCGTGGATCACCGTCGACGAGCTGGAGCAGATCAAAAATAACATGGCCCGTAACGAAGGCCGTCGGCTCATCAATGACGATGAAAAGAGGACAGAATAATGGCCGATCCCGGAACCAGGTACGCGGACGAACGGCAGAAGGAAATCGAACGCCGCATCCGCTCCATCTACGGGGCAGCGACGCGGGAGATCATCGACCGCCTGAACCGCCACTCCGCCGCCATGTACAAAAAAGACAGGCAGAAGCGGGCTGAACGGGATGCCGGGCTCATCACCAACAAGCAGTACAAGGACTGGCTGCGCGGTCAGATGTTTATCGAAAATATCTGGAAGGATCAGATTCAGTCTGCCGCTTCCGTTCTTTTGACCGCGAACCAGCAAGCGAACGCTATCGTCG